GTTATGGGCAATCAGCTCATCAGCACTCTGCATCAAGGAGATACCTTCACGTATCTCATGGGGTCTAAAGGTGTGGAGGATTCCAGTGTCTAGGTCATGAGCAACGATGCAGTGGATTTTAGTGAGTACATCTAGGAATCCATCTGATTCTATGTCGATGATTAGGCGCATTGGTTTATCCTATTTAGAAAGAAGAGGCCACAGCAACTGAGTCGAATAGACTAGCTTCGTGTAGTTTTCCTGTTTCATGGTCGTAGTTTAATGGGAAGGTCATACCTGTGGACTGCCCCGTATATCTGTCTTTCAGGACACGGAAGGTAGTAGTCTCACGTTCAGTAATGTCTTCAGCTTGCTGGTCACGCTCAAGACCGAACATGAAGTGACACCAGAATCCGATAGCACGAGAGCCTTTGAAGTGACGGATGCTTACACGCCCACCTTCTTCATGAGACCTACCATCAGGAGTAGCTAAGTGACTCACCATTGTGATGATGACGTTCAGACGCTTGGCTAACATGGCGATAGCAGCAGTGACTCTTTCTAACTCAACTCGCTCATCATTACCTTGGCCTGTAGCCAGTGCAGTGAGGTGGTCGATGTAGAAGATTTCAATACCTTCAGCGTGGTGCATGTATTCGATGTTGGACTTGATGGTGTCCCATTCACATGTGCCAAAGCTGTCATACATCCGTAGACGGTCATGGTCCATAAGTTCATCAAGAGCTACGCCCCTGTTTTCCTTGGTCCAATCACCATCAGGTATATGGAACTGCTTACCAGCTTGCTTACCAGCGATACGAATAGCAGTCTCAGCAGGGCGTTGCTCTAAGAAGAACACACCTACAGTTTTCTCTAGCTCGTACATGTCATAGACAATCTGCTGGGTTAGGAAGTCAGTCTTACCAACTCCAGTACCAGCACCAATTGCATATACTTCACCAAGCCTGCGACCATAGGTGGCCTTGTTCAGGGTAGGTAGATACCAAGGCATACCCCACTCCACTGGCTTCTCTAGTTCTTCACGGATGTCCGCAAGAGATACTATGCCATCAGGTCGGTAAACCTTAGCGCCCCAAATAGCTTCAAGAATCTTACGGCTAGCACCAGCCATCAGTGCTTCGTTAGCATCCTTGTAACCATTGATGGTAGCGATGAAACATTTACCAGCTGGAAACAGTGGAGCGCAGGCAGCTGTGGCCTTCTCCCCTGCTTCGTCACCGTCAAACATAAGTACAATTTCGTCGAAGGCAGTGAAATAAGATAAGTTAGCCGCGATAGTTTTAGCTGCACCACCAGCGCCATTAGGTAGCGAAATTACTGGCCATTTATTATCTTGCATTTGAGCCACTGACATTGCGTCTAGCGCACCTTCAGTAACAACTAGTTTTCTACCTTTACTGAATGTCTTCGTGCCAAACATAGGCATCTTTGAGAAGTCACCAAGGATTGGGAACTCCTTATCTTGGGTTCTTAGCTGCTGGGCAACTAGGTTTCCCTTGAGGTCATGGAGTGGACAGATATGAACTTGCTGCCCCTTGTAGGAACCTACTTTGTATCCGAAGTGCTTTGCAGTTTCTTCAGAGATTCCACGCTGGCGAAGGGCGCGAACGTCACCTTGTATTAATTCAGTAGGCATAGCTCTTCTCTTAATCTTAGGTTGATGGGTCTTGTCATCATCAGGCCATTCCATGTGGGAGCAATCTGTTGAGTAACAATAGGCTCGACCAGAGGCATACCTAGCTAGGTTGTCACGGGACCCACATGATGGGCAGGGCTCTCGCCCCACCATTGGACTCTCATCTACTTCACGCATGATTAGACGTCGAAGCTATACACAGCGTACTGAGATTTCATACCTGCCTTCATTTCAGTTTGAATAGGAAAGCCTTTTTTCTTTAGGTCGTAAACCACAGCAGCTAGCCTAGTAATTCCATAGAGACCGATGGCTTCGATGGATGTGATTTTATTTTTAGTATTTAGATGATTTAGTACAGTATCGTTATGAGACATATTGTTGTTCCTCTCGTTTATTGAGTTCATAAAAATGAAAAAACCCACGAAGATGTGGGCTTTTGGTTGTTGCTGCTATGGGACTACACTCGATTAATGAGCCAGTCCCGCACATCGAATGATGGACATTCTTTGGTGACACCTTCTAGGTCTGAATGGCCTAGTACTTTTGCGTCTGGATAGTTGATTTGTAATTCTTTGATGAGTTCTTCTAGTGAGTCGAACTGTGCAGTCGTGAAGTTATTTTCAGCGACTTTGATGTCATCTTCTGCACACCCACCAACTAGTGCGACTGCCACAGAATTGTGGTTAAAACCTCGAGCATGTGCTCCAGCTTTTTCTTCATCACGGCCTAGTTCTAGGGTCCCATCTCTTCTTATAACGAAGTGATAGCCAATACCAAACCAACCCTTATGTCTGTGCCATGCGTCTAACTCGTCACGGCCTACATCTTGGGAAGGTCTGGTAGCAGTACAATGAATTACTATTAGCTCTGTTGAGCTTCGTTTAGCCATTGTTTTGGTATTGATTCCTTTGCATACAGAAACCCATGCTTCTCACACCACATTGCGTAAGTGGTTTTAGAGGACTTGGATATTTTCTGCTTGGGGTTAGAGAATACAAACCGAATGTCTAATTCGGGATGCTGGTTTTTAATGAGGATGTGCTTCTGGCGGTCTGCCACCATGAAGCGGCCTTTAGTCTCGATTATCAAAGTGCCGATAACAAAGTCAGGTGTGTAAGTTGATTCACGTTGAGGTTTGATGTAGTTAATTTTCTGCTCTTCATAGGTGAAAGAAACGCCTTGAGCTTTTAACTCATTGGCGACTTTCTCTTCTAAACCAGACCTGAAACCATGTTTGATTCCTAAATCTGTCTTAGAATGCCACGTCATCTGCACAATCCTCGGTAGTGTCAGGCCATGAGTTCAATCCACCCTGCTCTTCTTTGTATACATAGCCATCTTCAGAAATGAAGTCAGAAGTCGAAGTATCAGCACCTGCTAGGGCTTCAAGCACCTGTACAGACTTCATTCGTAGTGATAGCCCTGCACCTGCTAGGGACGTGTAGTAAGGGATGATTTGAAAGCCCACTCGAACCAACGAGTTATTCCATAACGGAATTTCTGAAGTAATAGGTACTGTCTTAGCATCTACTACCCTTGGCTTCTGGGTAAAAGAGTCTCCGTTCTTCGTGGTTATCTTTGCTTTCAATTTGAACTTGAGAGATACGTCACCAGTCTCTTGGTCTATTTCATAAGGGGCTGTTGTTCTAATCTTTGCACGGGGTTTACCCGTTTCTTTAGTAGCAGCAGCGATTGCCTTTTCAAAAGCAGCATCGAGGTCAGCCATTATGTCTTGTGCATCTGCATCATCGAGGATTAGTTTTCCTCCGTAAAAGCCATCTGTATCAAACTTTGTGTCTGGCTTGAAAACCTTAAGCCAATGGGTACGGCCTTTAGGTGTGAAATGCATTTGTGGTTGTTTGTTGCTCATAATTTAGTTTTCCTATTTGTCAGGGTGCAGAGGTCTGCTTTATTTAGTATGTGAAGCGATGAACTCATCAACGAGTACGCCTTGGTTGCTTAATTTGATGACTAGGTCAATTGGCAGCTGTTCATCTAGTTCGATGAGTGTGGCTGCAAATATTTGCTCAAAGGTCATTTCGTTCATGTGTAAATCACTCCAGTTTGGTTTGTAATGCTATAGGGCTGCACTTGCTCCAAACCCACTGGTTGTGGGCTTTCGGCTTATCGTGCTATAGGACTACACTCGCTTCTTTTGCTAGTTCCAATGTTGTAGAAATTACTAAGTAGTAAGGAGTTATGAAAATGCGTATAACGATAAAGGCACTAGCCCATACTCCAGCTCACCTCTTTCAGGTGGCAGAGTTAACAGGTCCTTATCATCAGCATTCAACTGTGGAAGCAACTGCTCGTATAACGAATCAACAACATCATTTGTTTCATAGAGCTCTACCAGAGAGAACTTAATCTGGTTTGAGAACAGCTGTAAGTCAGCTGCATGACACCCAAATGAATCATGCACCATAGAAAAGCTGGCCTGCCCTTCTGTCTTCTCAGTCATTCTCGACACTGATAGCTGAAGATGTGCTGCATCTAAGCTATGAACCCAGTTTGGACTCATGCTTTGAGCAGACTTCTTGCTATCAATTTTATCGAGCTTCTTTTGAAGCGTTAGATAAACAATGCTTCCCTCTAGGTAGGTTCTGACTTGGTGCTTCTTAGTGTTGTAATACGACTGCACGACTGGAAAACCTAATGGCGTTTCCCATCTAACAGGCAGGGTTTGTTTTGTACCATCCAAAAGCTCAAACTCAGACTTTGCCACGATAGAAGATGAGTCTTGTAACCATTTCATCATAGCTGCTGGACGCTCCACAGACGACACTACTGCCTCCCAGAGTAGGTTGGCAATGTATGAGGCAGCTCGGAATCCATTGTCATAACTAAACGGAAACTCTACCCCTGTTTTCTTACAGTCCTCCAATAGTGGCTTCATGAAATCTTTAATGATTTGCTCTCTGAAGCCATACTTTTTACTTCCATAGCTATAGGTCATGCACGACGATTTTGCAGCTTTACGTGTAAAGCCTACTTTCAGCCATTCTAAAGCTAGCTCGGTATAGTTCGGGACACGTTTACCCATGTTGTTTAACCTAGGCTCACCCCAATGCTCGAAAGGCTTAACAGAATCAGCTCTAAGAGCTTCTATGACCTTGTCTGCAACGATTTGATAGAGGTCCTTTGGCTCATCACTCGGCAGAATGTTCACGTCCCTAGCAGTGGTAGTGCAACGCATAGCCATGCTCAGGTGTTGAAGACCAGAACAGCTCCCATCTAACGCACACACAGTGTGAGAGATATGGTCGACACCGTTTTCTAGGTAGCCTACCCAATCCATACATGCTGCAACGAACTGAAAAGGCGCATCCGCTTCAACCCATACACGGTTATCCCAAGGGTTAGCTGCGACTGCTCTTATTAAAGCTTCGTTGCTATAGCACCAGTCCACTCTAGCCTGAAGCGGTTTCTTGGATACTCCACCAATATCACCTAGGTTAGCTAGATGAATAGCTAGGTAACGAGCACCTGATTCACCTAATCGTTTGCCTTTTGCAAACTGCATAACAGCTTTAGCTTCATCTGGCCCCATTCCATTTAAAAAGCCTGAAACGCTATAAATTCGACCTCTGAAGTCTAGGTTATACCCCAGATACCAAGCATCAAAATCTTTATACTCGTCTGCCAGTTCTAGTAAGGCGCTAAATGCAGCCCGCTTGGACTTGTCTTCTCGATTGGACACCTCAACCCGATGGATTTCACCCCAATATATAGCCTTCTCCTGAACAGTTAATTCTGTAATGTCCCGATACTCAGGTTTTGCCTCAGCAGTTCTTCGTGGGATTGAAGGACACCAAGTCACCTGAGCATCCCAAAGTTCTTTAACTAGGCTCAGCATAGGTTTGTTAATAGACCATGCTGTCTTCTGCATAGCGTTAACAGCATGTAAAACAACATCAATGTCTGAATTACGAAGCTCTTGGAAATAGTTCTTAGCTTGGGTCTTTACAAACTTCACTGGACGACAGTTGTAGGTGTAGTAAATACCGTTTTCTAAGTTTTCATAGGTCCAATCTCTAGGTGGAATTACAAGCGGCTTATAACTTGGGCTATTAAGGCCAGCCTTATCACCACGTTCTTCTAACCACTGAAGTGTTTCTTCAGTAGCTACAAGGCGTTTAACATCCTTTACCTTTTTACCACTCCACATCTTCTCTTTAGTAATTTTTACTAGGCCAATAGTCTGCATCATGATGTTTAAAAGCTTTTCACCTAAACGTAGTTTGATGTTCCCTTCCCACTTAGGCCATGCCTCGATGGTGTTGTTCGCTGCCTCGTCGTTCATAGCCTTTTTGATGACTTGCATCTTCCTGTATCCAGTTCTCTTGTTAGCACTGTCCACCAGCCTCTGGGTGAGAGCTTTGTTCTGTAGCCGAAGGTCTTTAAGCATGAACTCATCTTCAATTGTGGTAACAATCCCAGTGAGAGCATTGGTTAGCTTCACGTCTTTGTTACTAATGGAATTGATAACGCCCTTCATGAACAGGTAAGCAATCGTTTCAGGACTGCCACTTTTGACCATGTTCAGTATCTTTACCTCATGACCACCTCTAGAGGTATCCTCTTGGAACCACTCACGGATTCCTTCGGCGAACTTATCTAAACCATGGACTAACATTTGATGGCCATACTCTGTAGAAGCCTCGCCTCCGTTCTTCGCCAGCTCTGCGTTGTACTTTCTAACCTTGTCCAATCCCTTTTGCCTAGAGCTAAGCTCCAGCTCCTCTTGTATAGGGAACATCTTATTTAAGGTTTCTTCATTGATGGTGATGCTATTTAATTTCGTCATGTGACTACTCTCTTTAATGTTAATTAAACTACTAAGTTGTAACTACTTTATTTTTAGGCAAAGAAATACCTCCTCGTGTGTCTAAACTCACAAGCAGACTTACCCCTCTAGGGTTTTAACAATAATGATAACCAACAAGGAATTAATCCTAGAGGGTCTCTCTCGCCTTATAGTCCCTGCCTTCGGGCTTATCACCCGCTGGTGCTATAGGACTACACTCGCTTTTACTTCATATATTCACTGTTTATGTCCTTCACCTCCTCGCTTTTCGTCTATAGGGCTGCACTTGCTCAAAACGTTAGAGTAAGCGCCTATTAATTTGTTGGTATATCTGCAAATACAGTTATATTATTTCATAAATAAAAGGAATTAACTCACCAATGATTGGGATTAACCCCTTGACTTCATTGAGTCTCAGAGCATCAGGGCGTTTCAAGATGAGAAATAATTTAGGGGACGAATTTATTTAATAAATGGATTATTAAGGTTGACATGCCTGCATAACAGACCTGCATTATCTATGAGACAAAATGATAGTGCAATTAAAGTAGGTTTATTTACAATATTGTAACTATATGTATACAGTAGTGTATCTACATTTTTAATCTACAGGCAGCTTGGGGATTTCTTCTAGGGCAACTTAATTAATTCTTCTAATGCAATTTAATTAATTAAAGCAGCTAACAGACTTTTACTTAGAGTTCGTTTGATTTTTTTATTTGATTGGCGGGGTCCTGCTTTCGACTAGCAAGAATCTACTCAATTAAAATTCTTCTGTACTAGTTAGGACACTAGAGCAGCTCATCTGCTAGGTAAAATAGGCCATATGAGCCGAATGCAAAGATGAATATCCATCCAGCTAATTCTTGAAGGTACTTCCAAGTGGAGCCATACGTCGAGCTATTGAGTATACTAGCTTCATAAAACACAATTAATGCATACTTGTCGAAGAGTGAGTCATTGTCAGGAAGCCTCTTACCTGTAAGCCTAAGAATTGGTGTTATTATGATGAACAATAAGCCTCCCCAAAACGCCATCCAAACAGCAATAAAGGGCGGCACTAACAAAATGTAAAGAAGGAAGTCCATATCTCACTCTCGTATAAGGTTTAATAATAATAGTATTATTAACAAAAGTATTATAGAAAGAAACATAGCGCAGTAGCAAGAGGACCCTCAATTGACCACCAAGGTTTACTCATGGTGATAGTGCAACCTTTGCTGCTCACTGGGTTGATTTCGGTTCTGTTGTATATAACGGTACGTTAATTGATTTAGTCCAGCAGAGGTCCATTTAAGGAGGTGAGAGGAAGAGAACCTCTCGGGCATGACCACACTATTTTTCCCAGCTCAAGCAGTTTGATTTGGACATGATTCTGGGCTTGATTCATTAGAGATGTTCTAGCCACTACCCCACTATTTTCCTAGCTATTTTCCTAGTGGAGAAAGAGGTGAATAATTGAAGGTGATAAAGGCTGTGAGATTTACTTTATTTCAGGCATAAAAAAAGCCCCGAGGCCGCAAGGCACTAGGAGCTTTAAATAACGAAGCTACATAAGATAATCATATAGCCACGTGCGCAAAAAATGGCGCGCCCGAGAGGATTCGAACCGTTATCCGGTCGTCTCTGAATTCGTTATTACTATATTTATCAATGACTTATCAGTTTGAAATCGTCATGAAGAGGCTAGTTATCCTCGCTTTGTCACCGCTATTTTCCTCGCTGGCTGACCATTTTTCAGCTAATACGATTTATTTCTATACTCTCTTTAGAGTGTATTATTTAGCGCATACCTCTAGGGCGTTGCGTAGACCCCAGTACTGCCTTCAAGAGCATTACGCCTGCCCCTGTCTAACGAGTTCATAGCGTTTTGCATAGCTACATCCGTCGTCTTCGCGTATCTAGCTGTTTGCGTGATACACGAGTGTCCTAATAAAGTTTGGACTACTTTTAGATTCACATCGTACTCACAGAGCCGTGTTGCAAACGTGTGACGGAAGCAATACCAGACTTCCAACTCACTCCAGCCTTTCGTTGGCCGTACTAATTCATTCCAAAACTTTACGCAGTGCCACTTATAGTCAAGGCTCTTAAATATTAAACCATTCCGTCCAAGCCTGTCGATGTGCTTATCTAACACCCCTGCCAGTCTCGGAGTAATCGGTAATTCGCGCTCAGTGTCAGTCTTTGTGACCTCTCGCGGAATCCTGATTATGCGCTCGCCCATTGAGTTGCGAACTATCCAGTTTGTGTCTAATAGCTTAGCCTCAGACCACGGTCTCATTCCTGTATCGGATAGAGTGATAATGAAGTCCTTTAACAGCTCATTTATCTCCCGCTTATGAAACCTCATGTCATCTGCTAAACCTAGAATCTCCTGCTCTTCTTCAGGGCTGAAATATCTAGGCCTGCTGTTACCCTTTACCTTTAACCAATGAAGCACTGGCATAGCTTTAAGCTCGCCTCGTTCATGCATTAGCCTGAGCATGGAAGACAGACAAAGAATCTTATTATTCACTGTCTTAGGCTTGTTACCACTTGCCCTAAGAGCTCTGATGTAACCATCGATAGCCTTAGTGTCAATCAGGTCCAGCCTGCGTATTCCTTTTTCATTGATAAAGTAGGCTTGTATTGACCTCCAATACTGCTGAATCTTTGTCTGGTAGCCCAAACTCGTATCCTGCCAGTTCTGCGCCCATGTTTCTTCAAACGCATACTCTAGGGTCAAACTCGTACCTTCTTTGAGAGAACCTGCGCGTGGGGTTATACCCTTCACCAAGTCAGCGATAGCGTTTAGCTCAATAGCCTTAGCTTTCTCTAAGTTGTCTAGTCCACTTATGAAGTCGACAAACTTCTTCCCCTTCCTCATTACTTTAATCTGCCAGCCTGTGGCCCGCTGATAAATAGCCATGATGGCTTCCTCCTCTTCTTTGGTTTTACTTACTCCTGTGATTAGTTACGTTTATGTTCGGTTTATGTTCAGTCTGATTTCTGAGCCTTAGCTCTAACTGCATCACCTCTTTCCGGTGCAAAAAACGACTTAGTGTTTCTATCTGCTATCAGTCTACGAGCTTTTCTGGCCATTGCTTTTTTCTCTGCCTCTTCCTTTTTGTTCATTTCGAGACGGTTCACATGCTGGTCATAGCTCCATTCAATTTCTGGGTCCTCATACATATCTTTAGAGTCCCAATCTCTTTGGTTTCTTTTAAAGTCTGCCTCAAGGTCACCCTCTGTGGCTAATTCATGGACAAAGTCTTCCATAATGGAGACTTCAATCAAGTGCTTTTCTGCCGGTTTTGGGTCGAACATTTCTTCATGGTCAATCTCTAATTGGCGACACCAATAGAGCTCTAGGTCTTCAATATCTTGTGCAACATCTTTGGTGATTACCCGCGTTCTTTGGACGTATTCAGTGCTTAATAGCTCGCCATCCCATTCGGCTTTTTCTTTTACCCGCTCTTTGTTGGACCTGAAGCACCCTGACAGTCTGTGAGCTAACTCTTCACCCTTCTCTGTTAAATGGGCCAGCCTCTTCCGCTTGTCTTGCGATGTAGACTTGTACGTGATTAGACCAAGACATGGCGTTAGTCGTGTTTTAATTTGCTCATTGCTGAGAATAGCGAGGGTTCGGCTAGCGTTTGCTGCGCTTATTCCCAGAGTGTTTGTGATGTCTTGGCCTGTAATACCGTTGTGCTTGGCCACCAATAGAAACACTTGAAGCTGGCTAAGGGTCAACTCACCTAAATTTGCAGCTGTATCTATAGCATCTGCAAGCCCTGTGAGTGTTTCTAGTGATGTTAAGTTAATTCCCATTTGTCCGTTTCTCCAATGCATCAAGACAATATATTATTAAATTAAGGATAATATAAAGCGTGTCAGAATGTAAGGTCTACCATCAGCTATAGCTATTTATAAATGGGTTAGCTCCCCTTATTCAGGGGATTAGCTACACCATCAAATTAAGTTTATCTTAATTATGTTATTAAGTTGGGTTCTTCAATTAATTAGTAACTACTTGCCTGTGCTAGGTCGCTACATTGGAATAGCTCTTCACATGTCTCATCGATTCCCATAGCATCACTGTGGAAGTGAATCATTACTGACTCACCCCACCAAGAAGCCTCAACCAGACTTAGGCCAGTGTTTATCCAGATGTTAGGGCCACCGAACGCTACAAGAATCCTAGAGCCTCGGTATTCCCCTGTACTGGAAATGGTGTATTCGATGTCTAGAGCATCAGCAAGGTAATCAAAGCCACTGATGATGTCGCCATCTTGGTACTGGTCCTCATCGTAATAGCCATCATCGATGTCTTGCTGTGTTACCACTACACCATTCTCAATGTTATTTATGATTGATAGCACTTGTTCGCGTAAACGTGTTTCTGAATTAGTCATTTGGAAGTCCCCTGGTTAATTAAGTATTAGTGACGGTCTGTGAAGTCCATGCGAG